TAGTCGTCGGTCATTCCTTCTTGACCTAGAGTAGATACACACGCTTTCACGTAACGTGCCATACTTACAAGATCTCCTTTCCAATGAGCTACTACATGATTCACAGCTCGATAGCATTCAGCTATGTAGTCTTCCTCTATCTTGTTTCTATACTGTTTTCCTTTGAAAAGTTCCTCTCGAACAGTCTCAATTCCATGGTGGATGTGTGCTATATAAGCTTGAGACCATCTAGCAACTTGACATGCATCATGATCGTCCAACATGTCTGGAATCTTCCCAAAAGCTTTGGTAAAGAGAGCATGTCTCCTCTTCTCCTCTGGTGTCATAGTTGGGTTGTCATATCTCTTCCAAATTTCCGAGAATGACTTTGGCTTTTCTATGAGAATTGGAGAACCAAGAACGTTGTCAATTCCAAACTGAAACTCAGTCTTCTGATTCCATGAGACACATCTGCAAAAACCATCCTCCAAGGGATAGTTATTACAAGTTGTACAAAATGCGATATGTGAACATCCTCCGACTTCTCTGCAGTCAGGACAAAGGTAAGGTTTTCCGCCAGAAAAGCAGAAGTGAGCTACGTTATCGGCAGTCATGCCAGTAGCTAAGTCAACCTTTTGTTTACAGATGTTACAATATCGGATTTTGATGTCATGTTCGTCACAGTCGAAGAATACGTCATCTTCTTTCTCCTCTGGTTTCTTCTTATTCTGTGCTTCATCTTGAGCTTTCCACTTCGCACGTAAGGCTTCCAGTTTAGCTTTCTCTGCAGCAACGCATTCCTGGTAGATTCGGTCTTTAGCGGCTCTCGCTTCTTTGATTTCCTCCTCCGTCAGTTCATACGTATTCTTACCACCTCCTTGTTTGACAACTAAAGTGGCTGGAATTTGCTGATGTCTGGTCTGATGTCCGGGATCCGGTGTTGGTACTTCTGGATCTTTCTTCATCATCTTCTGGAGTTCTTCCTTAGTAGGTTGAGCTTCATCTTCCTCCTGTTCATCAT